CAGGTTCTTGTGGAGGCAACTCTGTACAGGTTCAAGTCCTGCTACCCGCACCACGACGCCGTTTTTGAAAGCGGCAACAAAAAACGCTGAAAAGCCTTGTGTATCAAGGGGTTTCGGCGTTTTTTAATCATCAAAATGTCACCCGTTTTTGCGCTATTTTGTGCCATTTGCGGCTATTTAAAAGAAAAAATGCAAGTCAAATGCAAGTCAAAACTTGCGATGTGCTGAGAGTTTTTAATCGCTCTCTTTGCACTTTTTCTCTTTTGCCAATCTGCGAACACTTATAATTACATCGGCTAATATAATCAAGCCGTTTGCACCGAGTGCAATTCTCGTAAATATATTAAGCCCGGTATATATCGAAATTATAAGCAATGCGCAAAGAGTAATCAACCAAAAGTTTTTATTGAACACTTGTAAAACTCCTTTCTATGTGTTATATTATATATACTCCCGCAAGGGGGAGGGGCAAAAGCCCCTCTATGTAGCCTACCACCATTTGATTGCCGTTATCAAAGTAGAGATAGCAATTATTGCTTCGATAACAAGATATGCAAAATCAAAGGCGGTAGGCTTTTGATTTTGCTTTTTCATTTTTATCACCTCCTTAACTGTGATTATATTATAGCATAGTCGTACGATTATGTCAAGGGCTTTTTATTATTTTTTGTAATTAAAACCCCACCGCGGCAAGTGTCAACGGTGGGGTTTGTTATTTGTGATTTAATTTTCATGCATTTATAAGAGCGTTTATTTTTTCTTGGCTTTTTTTAAAATCATCTTCCGGATAATGTGCAAAAAACGTGTCATATTCACATGCGTCACATATGGCGTTAATTATTTCATCTTTATCGTTTATATCTGTATCATCGGGGATTTCGTATATCCTACCTTCTATTGCGCTTTCCTTTTTGTCCCTGTAATCAAGACGATCCCAATTACTTAAAGCCTCATCGCACGCACAAATGGCTTTTTTGTAATCCGGGCCCATATACGAGCTCTCCTCGTCTCCCATTTCGTACCCTTTAGAATTGAGATTTAAGGTTATTTCCGCAACTTCATAATATTTCATTTTGTTAACTCCTTTTCTTTTTTTATTTGATTTTCATATTCTCGCATTGCATATTCTTCCTCATCTTCAAGGCATTCTTGGTATTTTTCCGGGCCTTGTTTCCATATAGATGTAGCTTTCCAGTCTGGCATTTCGTCAACCGTTCTTGGGCTTAGATTGAAATAATTTTTTAATTCATATCTAATCTTTTCTTGCGTGATTTTTTCTGCATTTACAATATATTCTGCATACGACTCTTCTATATATCTTTTAAGAGTCGCAACGTGTTTTTTAATCCGCTTTTTTGTTTCAATTTCCGGGTCTTCGTATGTGTGAAAGCCTCCGTGTTTCACTTCATATGACCAATGATTCACTATTACGTTATTTTCATTGTAGATGTAAATATAAATATAACGGGCTAAAGAATTTTCAACAATTTCTTTGATTGCTTTCTCGTCTATAATTGGGTAGTGGCAGTCCAGCCGGTTTGTTTTTGTTTTTTCGTCATAATAGTATGTCATTCTTTTTAACTCCTTTTCTTTATTTTTTGCTATTATTTGCCGCAATATCTGCTCGGATAAGCTGCTTGATATAACCAGCTTTATTTGGAACACTGTCGAGCTTTTGGATTATATCTTGTTCCGTCCTCGTTATACAATCCATCTTGTATTGTCGGCGGTACTTCTCCGCGTACCGTTCTTGCGGTGTCATTTTTCGTTTGTCCATTTAATATCACCTTTCTTTATTTTTTTTAAAGCAAACTCAAGCGTTGTACTCAAGCCCTGCATCGTGAATTTTGTTTAATATAGTTTCTTTTTTCATTCCTTTGCGAACGCCTTTAACATTGTTTTCTTTTGCAAACTTGAGCAACGCTTCGTAAGCTTCGCAGCCTTCTTTGAAGTGTTTTTCAATTTCTTCTTGTCTTTCGGCAAATGCCTTTTGTTCGGCGGCGTATTCTTCCTCAGTCATTGTGCAAGATTTCGGAACCCAAAAATCAAAAGTGTTTTCACGTTCGCCGTCCTGAGTTGTGAAGCCGCCCTCGACTTTGTATGCTTTTTCAGTTTCGCCGATAACGTAAACAGCGCGTTCGTTCAGCATATAGTTTCTAATAATCGAACACCAATTTTTATTAAAAAACCATTCTTTGATATAAACTTTCATTTTTCTTTGTCCTTCTGTTTTGGATTTGTTATCTTCCTTAACTGTGACTATATTATAGCATAGACGTACGATTATGTCAATATTTTTTCAAAAAATTTTTTTGTAAAATAAAGTTTTTTTAAACAAAAACGCCGACAAATAAATGTCGGCGTTTTTTCCGCTCAACCTACACATGGCAGGTAAGCAATGTTTAATTTAAATAGTGCCCGGTTTGCTTTTGGCAATCGTACCGCGAACATCGCTTATGTTCGGTGCAACCGATACGGCGAGTTCGCTGATTAAATTTGAACAATTAAGGCGTCCGCCGTTTGTGTCCTGAAAGATTGCATGTGTTTGGTAATATCCAGACCGTGCTACTGTGGGCGCGTTAACGCCATTCAAAACAGAAACGGCATTTCCTGTTGTTTGCCCGATTACGGCACTCTTGTGGGCGCTTCCACCGGTGTATCCGTAGTACTCGCCGCCGTTAATTTTGAGCAAACTTGCTGTTGCCGGCTGAAAACAGTACGAATCGCCCGATGCATTCGCCACGCTGGCGCGGCAGTTTGTGAAATTACCCGTTTGTGATATGAAGCTTTCGCTGTAAGCTGTTATCCAAAAGCGGCAATCCTCAGCAGATACAGAACCGCTGTTTGAATCGAACATTTTTATTTTTGTATTCGTTGAAGTTTGTGTTGCTATTACATTTGCTCCAACCACATGTACATCGAAGCCGGAAAAAACAACATTTGAAGTGCCGGCTGTTATAGGCAGCATTATTTGCGTGCAGGTCGAGAAGTCAAAAGTTATACGCCTCTTTACACTTTCGGCAAGACCGAAATTAAACCACTTATACGGATTGGCCGCCGTGCCTACGCCTGCACACGCAGCAGTCGCGCCAAATGTTCCATATATCTTTATTGTTTTTGAGCTGTAATCGAGATCGTCGCTCAACCACTCTTGCGCAAGATCCGACAGCTTCACGTTGTCATCGGCTCCGTTGCATTTATATACACATTCGTCAGCTGCATTTAATTTGGCAACGGCATTTTGCAACGCGGTTATTTCATCTGCCACACTTAATATTCCCGTACCGTCGATTGATTTGTAGCATTTAACTTCAACCTCCGTACCGGCCGTAAGCGGCAAGCCGCTAAACGTTATCACACTGTTTTCAAGCGTATAGTCAATGCCTTCAGTGTCAAGAACGCCATTTGTATATACTTCAATGAATGTTGTTTCGGCATCATATTGTGGGATGTCAAACGAAACTGTGTTTGTTTCAGCTTCAATCGCTGTGCGCCAATTATAGCGTTTAAAGAGCGTTACGCTTGACAGCGTGTTTTTTGTTGCTTCGAACCATTCAATAAATGCTCCGTCAAGACTTTTGAAAAACGAGTTGTCCCCGGAAGTTGAATACACCCAGCCGCACAGCTGTGCATCACTTCGGGTATCTTTAACAGAAAGACTTGTTGCATTTGTGCCGACGTATATATCGGCAAGAACAAGGTCATAAACATCATCATTCCTTGTTATTGCAGGCTTTTTCGGACTACTCACCGCTTCGCCTTGCAAATACATAAGCTTAATATCTCGATCAGAAAGTACGTTGCTGTACCTTAATATAACACGGTCATACCGTGCGCCGCCTGTCGGAACGGTTACGGCTGGGAAAACATAATTGTTATCGTTATGATACCAACAGCCGTTTATCCACGCTCTGCCTATTCCTACGGTTACGGTCAAGCCATTAACCGTAACTTTCAAATCATCATTTGTTGAACGTAAAACGCCGTTGCTTATAATCGTTGCTAAATTTTCGCTATAGTCACGCGCCGAATATGTACGGTCATATAGTCCGTCTGCCGTTTCCAAGGCATCGAAAAATCCAAAATGTTCTGCCATTTTTAATTTCCCCCTTTAAAATCCAAATTCTGCGGAAATCGCATAACCGTTTTCGTCTTGCACTTCGGTTATTTTTAAAATTCTTGCATTATGTAATTGCTTTAGGTGCGTATCTTCAATAGTTACAAGATCGCCGATATTGTAATCCGTCAAATACTTCAGCTTTGAATTTGTCAAATCTACTTCGCAAGAAAAGCCCTCGACAACTTTGTTTTCTGTTATCTTTGCCCTGCCCTCTTGAATTAACAAGGCTTCATATTCGCTGTCGGGCAAAACGGTTTCATCATCTGTTGTTTCGTCTTTGACCGTCTTTGAAATACTTGAGCTGTCAACAAATAATTCGCGGCGGTCAAAGCCTGTTACATTGTCATTCGTTCTGGCAACAAAGCGGTCTGCACCCTCGCCCTCACCGCCTATAATTGCGGTTGTCCTCAGTTCGCTGTTATCTTTTGAAAAACTACTTGATGTTAAATTATCGAACTGATTGCCGAATATTAAAGGCTTGTTTCCTGCGCGGTTGTTTACGAACCGCTCTGCGCCTTGATACATTACATACAGGAAATCAAGAGTTAAAGGGTCAAGCCACACATACGCGCCTATTTTGTATTCTTGAAGCAAACTATCGGTGAATGTAAGCAAGTTTGTATATGTAACTTGCTTGTCGGCGGCGTTGCCGTTTTCATCAACAATTGTTTGCGGCAAATTGTTAATTGCGCCCCTTGCGAATTTCGAGAAATTTCGGGCAGCATTTGAGCTATTAACGCAATTATTATTTATAACAGTCCAAACGGCATTTGCAACATTCCCTCTTAATGTTGTAGGTGTTATGCTATATGTTTTAATGAATTTGTAAATAATTCTGCGGTCAAGTATGATTTTTGCAAAACTGCCGCTTGCAACAATCATTGTGCCGTCTTGTTCGTTGTCGGTAATTTTAATTTTAGAAATTATGCCACAATTCACATCATTTGGGCGAGTGACAAGATTTTCAACGCTCAACAGCTCAATGTTTTTTTCTGTTGCTTCAACATATATCTCAAACGTCCCAACGCCGTAATAAACCGTTTCCCATATAACAGATTTTGCGGTGTCAATAATGCCTATCAATTTTCGGCTTGTTCCATTTCTTACTTCTACATAATCAATCATTTAGACATACCTCTGCTTATAGATAAGATTAAAATAAACGCTTGTTAAATTGTTATCATCGCTTTTAATTGTAAAAGTGTTGTTTCCAATTTCAAGCTGTAAAAATGTACTGCCGATTTTGATTTTATCCAAAATTGAAACGCCGTTTAATGTTATATCTTTTTGGCCCTTGTTTGTGTTAATCCGGATAACATCGCCCGATTTCATTTCTACATTGTCAACCCCGATAAATTCATCGGTGCTTGCATATATAGCAGGATTTTTAACTTTTGCAAGAGCGGTTATCTCGATAATCATTCCTACATCGCTATCACCTGTATTGTTGAACGTTCGGGTGCGTATGGTATCATAAACACCCAAAGGGCGAGGGCTTCCAAGCGCGAAATAAAGCATTTTGCCTTTCCCTTTTGCGAAGTAGTGCATATCTTTAATCGCGCTTATTTCGTTAACTATGTTTTCGGCATCTTCCCAATACGCTTGACCGCAGAAAAATGTTATCTGCATAGCAATGCCTTGTTGCCATCGTGCCATTACGATTTTTTCACACAGACCCACGATTTCAAGCGTTTTGTTGTTTCTTTTCCACTTGATAGTGTGATTATGCTTTGACTTGACATACTGCAAGATATACCGTTTTGCTTCTTCAACATCTATATTCTCATTGATAGTTAGAGTAAAAACAAGCGGTCTAACATCTGTTGCAACGTTGTTAACCGTTTCGCCGTCCGCTCCGCTTATCTTTGAGCTTGAAATTGAATTGTTAATCTCTGTTTGACCTTCTATATCGTCAAGCGTGAAATATTTGTTATCAAATAATTCAAGCTCTGTGCCTAAGGGTGAAATTATAGTAAATTCGCCTGTCATATTTTACACCCCTTTCAAAGCTAATTTAACAGCGCTAACGGTTGCTTTTTCCGACTTCCACAATTCATAACGGCTATGAGCCTGTGAATAGTTGTTAGTTTGATTTATAACAACGTTTTCGCCTTGCTTTTGCTGTGCTAAAAACTCTTTTGCAACTTCTCTGATCCATTTTCTGTTTCGTTCAAGCGGTATTACAGCTTCTGCGCCGTCCTCACCTATCATTGCGGTTGTAGCCCTTTTTACAACACCGCCCTTTGCAAGTCGCGGAAGTGACACAGTTTGAATGGGCGAAATACTAACGCCCGGCAATTGATTTATTTTGCCAATCATTTTGTTAACAGCGTTAGGGATAAAGTTAATTCCTTTTTCAACAGTTGCAATAACTGAGTTTATCGCTTTCTTAAACGCTCCGCCTATTGCTTCACCTATTTTTGTACCTACGCTTGAAAACTTTTCTTTTATTTTTTTCCAAATCCCCGAAAAAAATTCCGGAATACTGTTCCACACATTTTTTATGGAATCAGCGGCTTTTGAAAACGCTTCTTTTATTGCGTTGCCTGCCTTTTGTCCTGCTTCCTTGATTTTGTCCCAATGCTTAACACAAAGGACAATTATTGCAATGAGGGCGGCGATTGCCGCAACGATTGCCATTATAATCCAAGTCGTAGGATTTGCCGCCATTATAGCGGACTGAATAGCAAGAACAGTATTAAGTACACCGAGCGCAACGGCTACTGTTCCTATAACTCCTGCTAAAGCTCCGATAACCTCTTTGTTGTCAATAATCCATTGAAAGCCGTTAACAACTTTCGGTAAAACGTCATTGATGAAATTATCGAAACCCTCGCTTACTTTATCAGCGAATGCGGAAAAATCAACGGTATCTGTTAATTCAAGAATTTTATCAAGAATTTTCCCGAATCCGTCTTTAACTGCTGTTTGTATAGGCTCTATCTTGTCACCCAATGAAGCTTGAGACAATGTTAAATCGGCTGTTGCTTTGTTCGCTTCAATAATACCGCCTGCGGTATCTCGGTATGTATCGGCGGCATCGCCATATAACGCCGTTAGCGTGTCGGTTACTAATGTTTGCCGCTCTTGCTCAGATGTACATTGTGACAATGCAACATTGAACGCGTCTTCGGCGGTTGTGACATCATCGCTCATATATTTTGAAAACATTTGTGCCGCTTCACTGCTCCAGTTGAGCGCGTCAGCCATAACGCCTGTAACTTTTCCGACTTTTGCCGTCTCGCCGGCGGCTTCTGCCAAGCCCTCAACGGGTAGCGCGTCTTGATATGTGCCCCATATGCCTGTTGTTATCTTAGTCCACATATTCAAGTCTTGCTGATTCTTTGACATTCTCGAAATGTTGTTAGCAGCTTCAACCGCTCTGTCATCTTCACCGAAAATGCCGTAAAGCTCTTTCCAAGTGTCCGTTGCCTGTTCGTTCGAAAATCCTACCTCATTGTAAGCCGTTGTAAGCGTGTTTAAATCTTGCCTAAATTCTCTTGTTTCATCGGCAATCCCTATAATGCTTGATATTGCATTTTTTGCGGCGCTAACAATCTTGCTTAACCCATTGCCTATAAAATCCGCAATAGCACCTTTTGCAATTGTGAAACCGTCTCCGCTATCTTTCGCGGCTTTCGCTGTGTCATCAAGTGCAATTTCGCTTTCGTTCAATTTGCGTTTGTTGTTGTTGAGATCAGAATTTAAGGCGTTAATTTCCTTTGCTAAGTCTTTAGCCGCCTGTGAGTTTTTTCCCTGCTCAAGTACAACATCTTGATACTTCGCTTTGAGCATGCTGAGCTTGTCTTGCTGACTTGATATTTCATTTTTCAGTTTTTGACCTGCGGAAATATTTTCATTCGCACTTGCTTTCATATCATCAAGTGCAGAATTATATTTTTTAATTTCAGACTGAGTTTGTGCGAGTGCCGCTTTTTCGTTGTTAATTTGTGTTCTTAACTTAACAGCCGCCGCACTCGTAGGGTCTAAGCCGTCCGCAATAAGGCAATCATATTCGCTTTGTAAGGCGTTAACCTTTTTTTGCTGAGTGCTTGCAACATCATTTAAATTCTTAATCTTAGCCGTCAAGCCGTCCTGCGATTTAGTCCAATCGCCCATTCCGGCCGCCGCCGCTTTAAATTTGCTGTTGCTCTCTCTAATTAGTCTGTTGGCCTGTGCAAGTCCTGCCTTTAGATTAGATACATCAATTTGAAAACTTGCACCGAGTGTTTCGCTCATATACGTTCACCACCTTTTGATTACCACCAACCGCCTGTAGCCGTTTGCGAATTAACTTTAATTCGTTCAACCTTTTTCTTATGCTCGTTATTTGTGAAGTTTTGAGCATTCACGCTTTCGCCGTTATCGTCTTTTTCAATAAAGTAATTGATAAGCATAATTACATCTTCCGCGTTTTGCTCAAAGACAAAAAACGGTGTTGTGTTAAACGCCCTGCTAACTTCGGCGGTGAAATCCATCAGTTCATATTCTAAAGAATGAGGGCAAGGGGAAGCCGCCCCCTCGCCCTTTATCAGTTTTTTGCTTTACCGCCTTTAATTGAATTGCCAATGTTTGCAATCTGCTCAAAGGTGCTGAATATATCTACCACATCAGCGTTTTCAAGGTCTTCATCGGTTATGCCGGTGAAAACATTTTTAAGTAAATCGGCTATTTGTTCGATTTTATCTGCTGTATCATCGCCGTTTAATTTTGCGCTTCCTTGAATTTCTGCGGCTTTAATAAAAAGCTTCCAACGGATATGATCTGTTGTATAGGTTTTAACAAGTTCGTCATTTTCGCCATAAATCGGCAATTCAAATTTAGCCATAATTTTTTATCCTTTACCTTTATTCGCCGCTGTAAAAACGGTATCTACAGTCTGCGGTGTCCTGAAAAATTCCTCTTCGGTCATAATTCCCTTAGATTTCTTAATGCGTACACCCTTTGACTTGCCACCTGTTCCGTCTGCGCCGCCGTGAGTAAAGGTAGCCTGCGGATATATCGCGGTGAATGTAGTTGTAACATTTGTTACATCTGTGCCGTCAGCTATCGTCTGATGTTCAACGTTTCCGACTTTGAAATTACCCTTAAGCTTCCAACAGAAATTTTCTTCCTCGCTATCGCCCTCTTCATCAAAAATATAACCTACTGCAAAGGTTTTATTTGATATAGGGCTGTCGGAATAAATTCCTGTAGCCGGATCGTAAAATTTGCCCTCAATATCTGCCATAACTTCGTCAGACGGTACAGCGTGTGTAAACTCTGTTTCGTCTGCGCCCTCTGATTTTCTCGTGTTGTGTGCGACATTATCGTAATAGCTTGTTGCCGTTGAATATTCAACATTTTTGCTTATAGTCTGAACAGGCGCGAACGGCTTAACTTCGCCAAAAGTCATACCCTCGGCTGTATCGGTCTTTACCTCTGCATAAACAAGTTTTCTGCAACCTCTGTATTCCTGTGCCATAGTCTACCACCTTTTTTAATTTTGATATTCAAGATATTTAAAGTCCATAGCCCACCCCGTGTGTGTCGGTTCATCGCTAAAGACGTCCTGTCCTTTGCCTTGCGGAATAAATCCCGCTTTCTTTAATGCGTTAATAATTTCAATCGGCGTTTCATTTACAATTTGCGGGTCGTTTGAATAAAGAATAACGCTGAAATTCCATTCGATAGAATTAACATTGTTTTCATAATGCGAACCGTCCGTTGTATAATCAGTGAAAAATGTTATAAAGGTGTCGGGATAAGCTTTGTCAGCGTTTAAAGAGCCTTGCAAATAGACAGGATAACCGAATTTATTTAATTCACTTATCAACAACCTTTTCATTTTTGCAACCTCTCTAAAATCTTTTTAAATGTTTGCTCCTGCGCCTTTTTAACAGGCTGTTTTGCTTTTTCCTTTGCCTTGCCTATAAATCCCCTCGGCGCAATTCTCGGTGTTCCGTAGTTTATGAAAACTGCCTTGTAACCGTCATCGAGTTTTTTCGGATTATAGCTGCCTTTTTCATATCCTACTTCTGCCGTGCATACATTACCTTCCCATTTAACGGACGACGACATTCGATTTATCAATCCGCTGTCAACTGCTTTAGGGCTTGCGCCCTGCATTTGCTTTTTTAATTCAGCTTGAACAATCTGCGCCGACTGCTTCATTGTACTATCGACAGCCTTGTTAATCGTACCGCCTGCCGCTTCAATGTCTTTCAACATTTCCTCGAAACCGTCAAGCTTTAAAGTGATCCCCGATTTTGCCAAATCAAACACCGCCTTTTATTCTGCGAATTTTGAATTTCAAAAACATATTTCGCATTTCAATGTTCTCCGGCTCGCCCAAGATTTCATAAATTGCGCCAGTTTGCAAGAGGACTACTCGGGTATCGCTTTTTATGTCCGGGCGATACCGGCATACGATTTGCGCTGTTTCTTCAATCGATAAAATTCCATTGTCGGTTTTTTCTGTTCCGCCGTATGTTTTGAAATTCGCCATAACGACGCCGTCAACATCCTTGTATGACTTTTGGCTAACGCCGTATGACTTCGTTTTAACCGGCTTAACCGGCTGCTGCAATTGAATTGCAGTCGTCATTTGTGCGGCTTCCGACGGTCTATACATCTTCGTCGCCTCTTCTCAAAGTGAGTTGAACAAGCCTTCGATTGTAATATTCGCTATGCTTGACGGTGCCGCTTGAGAAATTCCAGATATCATTAACGCCGCATGCGATACAACCGACAGCCGCCGCGCTTTTTGCAACATTTTCCTTAACGCCGGCATGAATCATTTCGTCGAGCACTTCTTCGATGTATAATTTAAGCTGCTCGTCGTTATAACTCTGCGTTGCGTCGCCGTATAAAGCATATTTCACTTTCGCCAGCCTTTCGGCTTCTGTCAATTGCATCACATAAAACCTTTCTTGTTTAAATTAAGTTCCAGCAACCTTGCCCTTGTAGGTGTCGGGCAAATTTGCTGCGATAAAATTAACAACCTCGTCGACTGTGTTTCCCGTTACTTTTGCGACACTTGCTGCGCAACCGAGTGCAACAGCAAGGGCTTTTAATGCGTCAATAGTTCTCATTGTTTATACGCCTTTCTTAACGATAACTACACCGTTAGGGTCGACAAGCTTTCCGTCGGCGATGAGAATGACTTTGTTTTTGATTTCGTTGTTGTCATTGTCTTCCCATTTTACGACTTTCATTTCAAGATTACTGTTAATTGCATAATCGTTCAGGTTTGCAAAGATGGCAATAACATCACCAGTCGTAGCGTTACCCGTTGCACTATCCCAGTCTTTTATTACTTCTGGTTCAACAATTTCAACCTCCTTGCCGCCAAAACGGTATGATTCGCCATTTTCAATTCCGTAATTAACGCGTGCAATCGGCTGTCCGTTGCTGTCGACCATTCCATCTATATACCCGTCAAAGGTACCCTGAGCCATAATGAACGAACCGCTACGATAAGCGGAGGGAATTTTTGCAAAAACTTTCTTCTTCCACGCATCCCATTTAACGACGTCAGCAGCAGCAAGTGTAACTACTTGTGATGTAGGTACTCGGCTATCCTTGGTGATTCCTAAGGGTTCGCCCGTACCGCTGCCGGAGATTATTGCAATATCCCAAGCTTTCGCAATAGCCTCCATTGCAAGCGGAATAAACATCTGCTGGAACATGTCAAGTGTTGTAACATTTGTGAGCAAAGTCTGCGCAATTTTGCATTCCAAACCATAATAATTAAATGTAACAGCTGTATTAGACGCTATCTTCTGTTTGTCACTTTCGCTTGTTGCGGTATTGGCAGAAATCCACTTAGCCTCCGGTTTTAGCGACAAAATCGGAATTTGCACGCCGCCCTGTACGTTAAGTTTACGAACCTTTGCATACAAATTGCCGTAATTTTTAAGTTCGACAACCATTTCATTAAGAATTGTCGTGGGGATAACTGCGCTTGCATCTGTTGTTTTGGTCACTTCATCCTTGCGCATTTCAGCAGGAATTTTAATGCCCCTGCAAACAAAGTCCATAAACGCGCTGCGGTATTCCTCCGTATCATAACGGTCTTTAACAGCAGACGGTTTTTGATCCCTCATTTTAAACGTTGCAATTGGGTCAAGCTGTCGAGAGTTGTCGCCCTTATCACCTGCGTCGGGCCCATCGGGTGCGGGCTCGTCAACCTGTGCGAGCATTTCTTCAACTTCGTTGATTTCTTCGCCAAGAGCTTTAAGAGTTTCGCCGATAGCGGCGCGCTCTTCTTTGTTCTCGCTCTCAATCATTGATTTGTTAAGAGCGTCTCGCTGCTCTTTTTTTGCGTTTAAAAGCTTTAAGAGTTTTTCTTTCATGTTCATTACCTCACTTTTTGTACATTGTAATTAAAGTTTTTGCCTTGTAATCAGGCTTCGTTTTTTTTGCGTTATCCAACGCGATACGAGCCCTATCCAGTGCTCGGCGGTCACTATCCAGCGACCGGCTATCTATGTTAGTTCCCCCATATGCCGGGAAGTTAACAGCTGAAACTTCGATAACTTTATCGACCTTCAATATTTCACGAACATTTACCCCGTCGCGCTCACTCCATCTCTGATTATCTTCCGAAACGTAAAAGCAAAAGCTCATTCCGTCCATATCGCCGCGGCTTATGGCCGAGTAGAGAGCACGGGCCTGTTCGTTGTTTTCCGTGTCAAGATCTGCCTTTATATTCACATCGCCGTTATCGTCTACGAAAAGCTGCATTGTGTTAGGTTTATCACTCTTGTTATTCCGCCGGCTTCGGGCAAGAGCAATGCCGTTAAAATCGTGATTCACTAAGAAGCGCACGTCGTCAAAGTTTGTTTCGTCAAACGCGCCGTTGCGAATGACCTCGATAAATTCTCCGAAAAAATCTTGTATGCGTGTTTCTTGCTCACAGACAGCTGCGACGCCCTCGACGATATGTCCTGTGTTGCCGTCATCAGCTCCCGCAGCTCTAAATTCGGCGGTAAAACCGCGCTGCAAAAAATAATCATTTCTTTTTTTACTCATCGTTTTTTTCCTCGCTTTCGCCTGTACCTGTCGCGTCTACTTCGTTATAGCCTCTCGGCATTACGTCGCCGCCCTCGATAGGGGCATATCCCAGCAATTCGCGGGCTTCGTTTTTTGTGAATATGCCAGCAGGCAGCCCTAATTGTAATGCTGTCAATTTGTTTTCCATCGACATAAATGTTATGTCGTTAGGATATAGGATTATCTCATTACCGAATGCCGCCTCGCGTTCAGTAAAAAGCACTCGCGACATAGCCTGTCCCAAGCCTTTTATATCAGCTTCGAGTGCGTGCTCGTAATAAGCTTCTTTTTGTGCCTTAGTATAATCGCCGTTAAGTATTGCAAGGCTGCACCCGTTAGCGCGCAAAATTGTGTCGTAAAAAAATTTGAGCGTGTCGGCATCAACAAGCTTTACATCTCGCGGAATGCTCACAAATTCGCTTGATTGATCCATGACAAGTAGTCCGCTCTTATTAGCTATAATATCAGCCTCAAATTCTTCGCGTTTCTGCTTAAGCTCATCCGTTTCAGCATATGTATTTACCTTTACCGCCGCATTCACTTGGCAAGAACATTTAACCGCTTTTGCGATGCTCTGCGTCAATTGGTCGTAGCGTTGAAGCATTGTTAAGAGCCCGGAGTTGTCATCGCCGCCGAACATTCCGCCGCCGAAATAATCATTGACTCCGTAATCTTTCCTCCAATGTATAACGCTATCTGAAGGAAGCGTTATTTCATAACCGTTTGCAAATCTCAAATTCAAATACAAATTGCCTGCTGCGTCGATCATATATTGAACTTCAGACGGCTTCAGCGGATAAAACCCCGTGTAATATTTTTCGCCGCCGTTTGTTTTATAGAATGTCGGATAAATAAACACGTTTTTTGTGAGCTCAAGCAAAATTGTTATTTTTTCCAAAAAGTCAGCCATGGTCATGTACTCATTCGGCCTTTTCAGAACCTTTGCGATGCTGCTATCGCTCACTACCGATTGTTCACCGTTAGTTGTCCGAATATGTCGCGGGTCGAGTTTTTTGAACTCATTCGCTTTACATCGTATTGATTGAACTATTATGTCCGAAGCGTAAACGCTTTCACCGAAAGAAGAGTAAAACGGTGCATATCCGGTCTGCGTCGGCGCATATGTCAGCCCGCTTTGTTTTTTCTTTTTCGATTTAAACAAATCAAATAATCCCGTGTGAATCACCCCTATTTTATTGCGTTTTGAAATTCCGAATTAAACTTTAAAAGCGTTGCATATAAAATTATAAAAACAACCGCTCCGTCAATTCGTTTGCTCGCCTGTGATTTCTTACAACTGTAATTTTCGTGCCGGTCGATATAGCAGCAAGCATTGCCCAAACACCAAGCGTCGACGGGATTGTTTCCGTAATTTATGACGTGATTTTCAAAATCGCGCTCAACCCATTTCATCGGTGTTGACATTACTTTTTGATTTATGGGTTCACGCATAGTCGGGCTTAAATCGTCGATGCTCTTTTCAAATTCACGAGCGTATGCTTTGTCGTATCCGCATTTTAAAATGCGTATGTTATAAAGGTCTTTAAGCTCTGAGATATAGCGTGTTACATCTGTTAAATCGATGATACTTCCTTTACTTATCGTTATATATCCTGCTTGCGCCCATTCTTCATAACGAGCACCCGCGCTCTTGTCTGAGCTGTCGGTTAATTTGCTTTCCGGAATCCAATAATGCGAAAAAACATATTTTGTATTGTCGTTTGGCCGCATAAATAAAAGCTTTAAATTTGTAAGGTCCGTTGTTTGCGAGCAGTCAAGTGCCCCTAAGCAGAAACAGCCGCGAAAATTTTCAAGGCTTTTCTTTTCTTGCAAATACATAAAGTCTTCAGAGCGAAGCCACGCCTGCGCACTGTTTTGTTTGATGTTGAAATCCTTGCAAAGCAGATGTAATCGTGCTTCTTTATCGGTCCGAGCAAGGTCCACGTCGCGGCGGAGTTTTGACATTTTTTTAACGCCGTATCGCAAAGACGGATTCGACTTTTCCCAGCTGCTCTCGTCTTGCCAAATTTCTTGTTCATTGTCTTGTTCATAAAGAAAAGGCAAAAAGTGTATATCTTCTTTTTCGCCCTCGATAACTGCTTTTGCGTGCGCGATTTTTTTATCCAAAAAGCAACCGTCACGGCTGAAGCCTTGCGTTGTGCAAGTTATAAATAACGGATCATCTTTTGTTGACATGCCGCGCCAACAAGCCTCGGCTATTTCGCTGTTACCGTTCTCTTCGTCTATGTCGTGAGCTTCGTCAAGGTACGTTTTTGTATAATTGCCGCCGTCCTTGTTTTGTGTTTTGCTCGACATACGCGAAATAATGATGTTCTTTCTGTCATTTCGAATTTCAACTAAATTTCGGCTTGTTATAGCCTTTTTCGGGTCCAACCGGTCACGCATACCGGCGATTTCTCGCCATATATATTTTGCTTGCCTATCATCATTTGAAGCGCAGCAATCTTCCGAACCTCCGGTGCCGATAAACAAATCGGTGTTTCCGTCACCGGCCAACATTGTGCTTTTGCCGTTTTTTCTTGCGATTTCAAGGAGCACTTCAACAAAACGGCGTAGTTTGGTATCGCTCATTTTGAAAGAGTAAACCGTTTCCCAAAATGCAAGCTGCCACGGCATAAGCTCAAGAGGCTTTCCGAAATACGGATGTTTGCTTTGCAAACATAACGTTTGCATAAATTTAATTCTTTTATGTGCTTCGTCCGTATCGTAAATATAAGCCGGGTTTTGCAAATCTTCGATAAGATTTTCAATTTCTTTTTTCATCCAATAGCCGGCAATAACGTGTCTGCCTTGTATCAGGTAATTGTATTCTTCAAGATAAGTTTTCACAATTTTAAAGCTTTTTCTCCCGTATACTGTTCCCATCTTTTTATAATAACGTCACAGTACTTCGGGTCTAATTCCATCATAAAACAGTTTCGATTTAACTGTTCACAAGCAATAAGCGTTGACCCGCTGCCGCCAAATACGTCAAGAACATTGTTATTCGGAACGCTTGTATTTTTTATAGCCGTTGCTGCTAATTGAACTGGCTTTTGTGTGGGATGTTCATAATTGTTGCTTCCGTCTTTCTTTATGCTCCATACGCTGCCGATTCGTTTTCCAGTTATTTCTTTTCCATTGTTTGAACACAATATAATCTCATAGTCAGTTGAAAAAGTATGTTTTAAATCTCCGATACCACCCCCGCCTTTTTCCCAAATTATCATATTTGATAATTCATAATATTTTTGAAAGAGAGGAAGCCATTGTGACAAGACCTTCCAAGTGGTACAAATAAAGACAAAGCCTTTTACACTATCATAGATAACGTCTATAAAATCTAAGATCTTGTCGTCATTTTTTATTACATCAAATTTTTTGCTTTTCGTTCGCATATTTGATTTATAGCTGTATCCGTAGGGTGGATCTGTGAATAACAAGTCGGCCGTTTTACCGTCCAACAGTTTTTTTATCGAGTCTTTCTTGGTGCTATCACCACACATAAGCCGATGCCTGCCAAGCTGCCATATGTCGCCCAGTTTACAAACAGGCTCGGTTTCATCATCAATACCGGGAGCTTCGTCCTCGACGATTTTCTGCTCATTTAATAAATCGTCAAAAACGCCGGTATTTTCGAATCCGAATTGTGACATATCGAAATCAAACATTGCAAGTTCGTTAAGCTCTTCATCTAACTTTTCAAAATCCCACTCGGCAAGCTCTGCGGTTTTGTTGTCGGCTAATCTGAAAGCTTTTATTTGTTCGGGCGTTAAATCGTCGGCAACAATGCAAGGTACTTTTTTAAGTTTTAATAATTCAGCCGCTTTAAGTCTTGTATGACCACAAACAACTGTTTTGTTTTTATCGATAATGATAGGCACCTTAAAGCCGAATTCATAAATTGAATTTGCAACGTTCTCAACTGCTGCCTCATTTTTTCTCGGGTTATTCTCATAAGCTTTTAATTCGCAAATATCAAATTCTTTAATTTCCATTACTCAAAGTCCTTTAGTTTTGCGAGCAGATCATCAGCCGCCGATGTTTCATTTTGCCGTAGCTGCCACAAAATCATTTTTAAATCGGCCTGATATATCTGTTTTGTCTGCCTATAAGCCTTATACATCGCCGCGTTTGTTTTCGTCTTTGGATTGTCGCGGAATTTACCCAGCATTTCTTCTTCGTAAACAATATCTTTAAGTGCCGGTGTCAATATAGCTTGTATGTCATCTGGCAAGGCCGAAATGTAACTTTTCAATTCTTCAAAACGAGTCATTTTTCAGCCCCCAGTTATAATCTTCTTTAATGTTGTTTTTAGAGTTTTCAAAAGGTCCTATTTTTTCAAAAGTTTCGCCAAAAACTTCCCGATTTTCAAAAAATTGCCCCGCGCGAAAAGTAGGAGGGGCGCACAGTATGGAAGACACCCAATTTCCGGCGTGACCGGGGGGATATCTCCGGGAGGAAACGCGGTATTATTTGCCGCCGCGTTATCGGCACAAAAGAAAAGGAGATTTTATTTATCAAAAAAAGCATTACGCTTCTTGATAATCGATAAACCATTTATCAATATAACTCTGCCACTCCTCACGCTGTGTTTGCGTTCTTGTTTTGTCAGAAGCCAAACGCTTCAAACACGTCTCTTTGTCCGTGTCAATGAATATAGGCTCCGCGCCTAAATCTTTAATGCGATTGTTGCGCGGAGTTTTGGCCGCGCCGCCGTCGATTATGTACGCGCGTTCCCAATTGCCGAAGCGGTTCTTAATCATATCTAAAATTGTGCGCTGTACCTCGAATACATTTTGTTTTAATGCGGTCGGCTTGTCGTATCGCTCGCCGCCCGTCAAGCACTGCCATATGCTGTCAATGTCGCAAACAATATCGCTGTTGCCTTTAATGTTATTCACAAATGTTGTTTTCCCTGAACACGGAGCACCGTAAACGTAATACACCTTGCGCCCCGAGCCATACCCGAAGCGTTTGTGTATTTCATTATGTGCTTTATGTGAGACAAGCATTATGTTTTCGGGATTTAACGAAATGGAATAATCGTTAACATTGTCAAGCGTTAACGGTACTTTGTGATGCGCGATTATGTCATATCCGTTAATCAGCGGCACGCCGCTGTATTCACAATGCACAATGTCGTATTCGTCCTTACGCTCATCTATGATTTTTGCGCGCGTTGCTTTCCAGATATCGGAGTTGTAAAACTGCGATAAACTTGTAAACATTACACTCTCTTAAGATACTTACCGGCACACATCCAGTTGCCGCTTTCTAATTGACACCAGTTACCTTGACGAGCCACGACATAGAATATCTCGCCTCTTGAGAACTGACCGACTCGGCGATACCTTACTGACGGTCCTTTTCTGACATATAACATTTTGCAAGTCATTGTGTAAGCGGTGCCTCTGTGTGACGGAGCAGGTGACGCAGCAGATACATTGTTTACGTATGTACCTTTGGCGTTCTGCACACCGCAGAACTCGGCAGGATTGATACGTGTAACCGTGCCTTGACCAGTGCGAACCTCGTAATGAGTATGTGCGCCGAAGCTGTTGCCGGTATTTCCCATTATGCCGACAACATCACCGGCAGATACCCTCTGGCCCTTACGCATAGAGATAGACGCAAGGTGCGCGTAAAAGTGCCGCTTGCCGGTTGAATCGGTTATAACAACAAGGTTGCCGTAGCTCTGTGTGCCTGTTTTTGTCTTGCCGTCCCAGACGGAAACCATTGATACTGTGCCGCCCTCTACCGCGTGGACGGTTTTATCATTGTCTCCGACAATGTCTATACCGCCGTGTCCCTTTTTGGTGTTCACGTTATATGTGTAAGGTTGAGTTACTCTATTGCGCCCGGAGAATAGCATACCCGCTGCATATCCGCCCGTTTCTTCATTCTTTCTTACATCGTCTTCCGTGCCATATGTAAGCGCTCTCTTCGAGTCCGACAATCCCTCAGTCGTCGGGTCGACGAGTATTCCGAGTGCAGACAAGAAGTTGACGACAAGCATTAGGATTCCCGTCAATGTGTCCTCGCTCACCTTTGGTACGACATCGAACATACCGAGTATCTGATACACGGTTGCTAAAATGAGTGTTGCCAACGACACAACGAAGGTCTTGTTCTTAAATCTCTGCTTCAAATTGATTTTCATAATTTTATACTCCTTTGTGAAGATTTTCTAAATCATCGATTCGATGATTTATGATCTTAATATCTCGCTCAATTACGGGAATACGCTGCGCGAAGTTGTTGTGCAACCTTACCTCGCGTGTAAGCTCTTCTATCTTCGTGTCCGTCACAGCCTGATTACGCTCAAGCTGCGCGGTCATTCTGCGTGATGTGCTTATAGACGTTATAATCACGCCTAAGAGGGCAAGCCCACCCGATATAAGCGCGACGGCTACCGCATCACTCATTTGCTGCCTCGCTTTCATCTGCAAGAACGGACTTAGCCGCCGACCGCACCTGTGCGAGTGATGTCGCCGTGCTTAAACCCTCGGCAAGAGACGTTAAACCGTCCTTGTTTACTGTTTCTTCCTGCTCTGTGACCGCCATTACAGCGGCTTCTTCTTCCTCGGTCATATCTCTGTATATGCCGTTGTCATACATACGCATAATTTAGCCCTCCTCAATAATCAATGCCGAGAAGTATAAAGCGACTTCCCGATTTCATTTTTTTAGTTTCACGGTGGACACAGAATATAATCTCGCTCATCGGATGCGGATAATTTTTGTGCCTTTTTTGAAACGAGATATCTGAATTTACAGCAACATTGTTTTCGCCCAAGCCTTGAGCAATTCCATTTGAGAATTGTTGAAGTAATGTGGCCGAATATGTGCTTTTAATGCCGCTGTTTTCTGAGGTGCGCAAGAAATTTTCCGCTTCGAGCCAAAAAGCGCATTCTTTGTCAGCTGTAAGAGTGAATCCCTTATACATCAAATATTGATATCCGCCGTTTGTTCGTAGCGACAAAGCTGTGTTGTTCAAAGCATTATCGAATTTTCCTATAAACAAGAAAAACAGTTTACGCAAATCAAACGTATTGCCGTTGCTGTCTTGCGATATTGAATATGTACCGATGTCTTCAGTTATAGTCACATCGCTTATAATTCTGTACTTTGCCAAGCCGTCTGCGTAAGCTTTAACGACCTTGTTCTGCACAGGGTTTTCGCTTGTGTCCGATATTTCGCTGTCGATGTTTACAAGCCCGGTTAGTTGAGCTGATAACAGTATTTCTTTTCCGTTTATGTAAGCCATTATGACACCCCGTATGATTTTCTGAGAAGTTTGTAATTTACATTGAGATACGGGCAGGATAAATTTCCAAGCCCCGATATTACGCAAATACACAGCTTAACTCCATGTTTCCCGCTCGCATAATCAACTTCTTTCAATGTTAATGCAAAAAAGCACTGGGTAGCCAATGGTATTACCTGCACTCCACCAAGCGAAGCTACAACAACATCTCTTTCCGGGTCGTATGAATAATCACCGAAAGAAAGGTCGAATTCTTTAAACTGTCCATCGCCTGTAAAATTAACATCAAATAATCTTTCTCCATTATTTTCATAAACGCACTGCATAGCCCCGTCTGCTATGTCGTTGAGTTGCCTCAAATTATTCCAAATAAGATCTATACTTTCGTTTCTTCTGTCGTCGGTAATTATATAAAGACAGTTGTTTTTTTTGCTTTCAAGCGCATTATATTCGGCTTGTGTGCCGACCCAAAACATTAAGCCGGCGTTTTTGTTTTGCTCTTTAATTTTTGTAACAAATCCTGTGTCAACATTCTTTATTTCCCCGGAGTCAACCGCCTGCTGAATTGCCGATAAAATTTGCTCTTTTGTGAAGCTTTCAAATTTACAGTTGTTTTCGCTCAAAACATAATAATTTCTTTCGTTATCAGCCATTTTTCTCCTCCCAATCTAAATCAAAATTATTACTTTCAGAAATCGCTTTTCGCAGCTCAAACTCTTGTTTTTTTAGCTCGGTCGTCGCGTTATCTTTGTCAATCCATTTTGCATCGTAATTTCGAAGGAGCATTGCGGCGGCTGTTTCGCTCGGCGGCTGATGCCTTTTGTATTTTTCAACAATCATTATGTTTTCGCCGTTTTTGTCTTTCCTTCCGACCTTTTTTTCTTCTTCGTACTCATACCCAAGGGCTTTTTTTAACAAAGCTCCTCGAATGTCTATAATTATAGACGCGCGCCCGCGCGCAAATATCGCCGAAAACTCCTTTTTCTCTTTCTTGTATTTGTAAATGGTGCTTTCAGCGATATTCAGCGCCGTTGCGATTTCTGTTATTGTCGCGCCGTTTTTAACCGCTTTTTCAATTTCGGCAAGATGCGGCTTAATTTCGGCGTCGTATTTGGATTTTCTGCCAGTCTTAGCCATATCGCACCTCTTTGTTTTATAATCAAGTTTCTCTCTGATTTTATATTACCAAAAAGGCGTTTAACATATTTAACAACTTTCGAATTTTCGAAGATACCGAAGTGCGCGCATGCACACGCCTTGTTCTGTATTGCCGCCGCCGATATAGTCGGCAACCTCGTTCCAGCTCTTTCCGGAAATAAAACGCAAAATGAAAATTATTCGAAGTTGACAATCGGGGATTCCGTTTATAAAGCGCATGGCTTTTCTTCGTTCTTCCTGCCGCGTTTGCAGTGCCGCTCCGAGTTTTTCTTTTTCTTCTATCAGCTGTTCGACAATTGAGCTTTTCATATCTCCGCTGCTGGGCAGATTTGTTAAAATCGGAGTTATGCGCTCGGTTTCATTTTCAAGCTCTCGTATTCTGAGCTGAAGCAATATTATTTCTTTCTCTATGTAACGAAGATTGTTAAGCTCAATAAGCGTCATTTTTCTTTTTTCCTCCACTGTGCGATTCCGATTATCGCCAAGACAAAATAAACAGCGTATAAGATCGCCTGTGCGTAGCTGTGATTCTTCAGATTGAAAACACACCAAAAAGCGTTTGTGAAAATCCAAATGTAAAAACTCCAAACTTTTTTATAACTGTTTCCGATTGTGCCGATTATCGCTGCCGCCGTAACGGCATATGGTATGTATTGCATTTTTTCTCCTTTACATGCTGTTATATCGTGATATTTTTCAGTAACTTCTGTATATAATTTTTCCCTGTCTATGTATTCAGCCATCCTCACTCACCGCCTTTCTCATCACCCCAATCTATTTTTTGCCCACAGTTAGGGCAATAGTTCAATTCGCCTTGCATTAAATCCATAATACTGTTGCATTTACCACAAACAGGCAATTCAGCTTTTTTACTTGATTTTGGTGCAAGCTTGCACGGTATTCGTTTTTCAAGTGCTCCTACTGCTATTTGTTTAGCACATTCCATCTGTTCACTATCGCCCAGCATTTTCATTTCGAGTAATCTAATCGTTTCTTGTGTTGTCATTTTCCAACCTCCTTATAAATTTAAGCTTTTATTTTAGCTGTGATAATCATTTTTTAACTCCCCTTATTCTTCGACCTGTCGGCGCATTGCTTCTAACAGCTTTAGGCAAGCACTGTTGAATTTGCTTTTTTGCTCATCCGGCATTTTTCCCATTGCGGCAAATAAAGAATTGAAGTTGTCCTGAATATTTTGAATGTACACCATTGCTTTGGCCGACTCGCTATCGGCAAGTAACAATTGCTTTTCGAGCTTATCGTGCTCGACGCCGGCTTCGGTCAAAGCTGTTTCAAGGTCCTTAATTTTTTGAGTGAGCCGCTCCGTATTTTCTTTGACTGATTTTGTCGCTTCAATAAGAGCCTCTTTTTTCGCTGCTTTTATACCCTCGCTTTTTGCTTTTTCGACAATATCCCTTTTTTCGGAGTCAAGCTTCGATGCGCTATCGCTGATTTCTTTCTTGAGGGCGGCGATTTGTGCCCGCAGCGTTTCTTTTTCCTCGTCGGGTTCTTCCGCCGCCTTGTTCTGCGCCTTAGCCTCTTCAAGTGCAGTCTGAAGCAAGCTTATTTGCTCTCCCTGATTTTTTGACTTTTGAACAAGAGCCTTTATTTCAGATACGGACATTCCGTCAAAGGCATTTTCAGCAAGCTTTTCCGTGCGTTCAACCGGGTTCATCTGCGCTATAAGGTCAAGCTTGGTGATTCCCAAGTTTGCATTCGACTGCAAAACCGTACTTCCTAAGCGTTCATACGTTGATATGTACGTGTAAGCTTGTCTTGGCTTAATGCTAACGGCCTTTTCCGTGTATTCTTCAAAAGAAGAGTACCCGAATTCTTCATAAAGCTTTTGGTCACGCATTTTTTTTAGGTCTTTGCAAATTTCTAAAAGGGACTGCGCACAAATCTCGCCGTTCGCCAAGATTCGCTGATGCGTTTGAACGGCTTCTCTGTATATCTCGCTGACTTCAGTTGATGTTTGATTTATTATAAGATTTCCCATTTTAAAACGTCCTTTCTTTTAAGCCGCTCCGGCAGCTTTTTTGTCTTTCGTTCTGTGAGAACCGGCACGCACCCATTGAATCCATGTGTTTATGAATTTTTGTTCGGCGGGCGAGACTTGCCGGTCGTGGGCTCCGTAATTTTGACAAATCCTATCGTCCTTGACTTCGATTGTAACAAGCCGCTCCGCAGGCGCGTTGCATTTTCTCATAAACAAAATCGTAGTTTTCCCCTTCATATGGCGTTCGGCATATCCGCCTACGCAATGGGAAAGAATCTTGCCTTCTTCGATTATGTCATTTACGCCTATTGGAATTACGATTTGATATTCGCCGTTCGAAAAGGCATATCGCTTTTCGAGGGCGGCATATCTTTTCTGATATTTTGCGTAGGCGTCTTGGTCCTTTTTTATTACGATCGCACCCGAAGCATTGTCATGTGCTTCTTTCAGGTTCTTCGGATATATGACATCACTTCTTGTAAGGTCATATTTAAGTTTTTCTGCAAAATATATGTAATCTTTCCACCATGTCGCAGTTGTGCTGCGGCTGTATTCCGTGCTTTTTTCATATTTGCTTTTAAATTTTTTTCTTTCGGCCTTTGTGAGATAGTTCAATGTTTTCGTCAAGCTGAGTTTTTGCTTTTTTACCGTCCACGCTATTTTTTCAGCCGCTTCGCCGCTATAAGCTTTGCAAAGGTCAACAGCCACAGCATATGGAATGTTCGGATTTGCCGATTTCAGGATTTCATAAACCTTGAAATCATCAAAATTGTAAAATTGTTCTCGAAAACGTTTAAATTCGCCGCGCGTCATATTGAACATGCTCTGCACGGTCGGAGCATTCCAGTTTATAAATCTCTTCATCGGCTTGCCGTCTGCAAGGCTACATACGAATTCTCCAAGATCGAGTTTTAATAACTTTTCGACATTCGGATATATCGCCGAATATGCGAAGAATTTTACCTCGGGCACTTCGCCGACACAGACGTATGGCTTGTTGTAGAAATATTTTGTATACGCGACACAAAAATTCTCAATCGGCGCATATTTTAAAAACGTCTTTTTCAGGCGGTCAAAGCCTATCCATCTGTATCCCCTGTTATCAGCATAAGCATTGTTGTAGCTAAAAGTTTTTGTAAAAGGTTCAATAATGCTTTTGGGCTCATACCAATATTTTGCATCCCAATTCGGATTTGCGTTTTTGAAAACTCGGACATATCCGGGTGTTAAGTAATATATCGCCGAAATGTCATATATCGGTTTTGTTTTAAAGTATCGCCCGGTGTAATCCTTGTTCGCCCACCCACATATCAGATATACAGTGTTTCGCCCCACAGGTTTAACAGCCACAAAACGGCGCCATTCTTCAAGGTTCTTGCAGTCTCGAACGCGGCCCTCGTTTTTCAGCATAACTCGTCTGCCGCACTTCGGACATTTCACGATTTCGTTATGTTCCGCATCTAAAAAGCTTCTGTCGTCCGGGGTCATTATTCGTCTAACAAAATTCTCTTTGAACTCCGCTCCGCAGGCGGTGCAGTAACACTCACGCCTTTTATTTTTTCTGTCATCTTTGAAGAATATGTACGGCGTGAAGCACTCGCTGTTAAGCAGCTTTTCGTCTTCGGCGTCAAGATGCGGAGCGTGGCGCAGTATTGCGTCTTTCGTTTTGTAAACTTTCATTTTTCCGCTCCTTAAAACAAATCATCAAATGAAAGCGATATTACCTTACCGCTTCTATCGTTTTCTCCGGCGGAGAAATCACCGCACAAATTGATTTTCATCGACATTTCAATGTCGGCTGTTGAAAAGTAGTATTTGACGGCCCGTTTGTAAACCTCGATATCAGATATCGCATTTCCGCTTTTTTCCATTATCGTTTTGCAGCAATTCGAAAGGGTCTTGTCACTCTCGTATATAGCTTGCGCGAATTCTTCGTTTTGTTTGCAAAACATTTCAAGCGTTTCTGCGACGGGCTTCGACACGGCTTTTTCTTTGTTTCCACCGGTAAAAGCTTTTAATTCATTTTGTATTTTTTCAATCGCCTTTTCTTTGTACATTTTTTACTCCTCTTCTTTTTGGCATCTGTCAAGTTAATAATTGCCTTTACTCAAGCCCTGCCTGCTTACCCGCAACCGAGAGATCCTGGCACGGGCTGCCGCCAATAACCACATTGACGGGCTCAACAAGGCTGCCGTTTATCTTTGTTATATCGCCGTAGTGTTTCAAGGCTTCGCCTCCCTCAAAAAGTCGGGGTATAGCCCTTTGTGGAGTTCTTTTTCAATAGCCTTTTTAATTTCCTCGACCGGATCCGGCATAGCCGGTGCCGCCATTGACGTTAAAAGATCCGCTGAAATCTTGGCAGCGCACTGCGCTTTGTTTCTGTCATCCTCATAGTACCGGATGTTCTTATCAATGTAGCGGCAATATGCGTGCTCAACCTCTGCGCCCGCACTCTGCTTAAAGTCCGGCAGGAAAGCAACCACATCTGCTGTATCAATCATTGCAAAGCAGATACGCATATAATCAGCTGGCTGCATACCGATGGGCATCCAGGTGGGTGTGAGTACGGTGAAGCCCTTTTTTTTGTAGAAATTTTCAGCCTCCTCAAACTTTGCCTTATAATCGGGATCGCCGGTGATTTTCCCGGCTATGTATATTTTAGTTGCCATACTTGTTTACCTCATTCCCCCAGACATCCCAGCCCGGTGTTGTATTCCTTGCAAAAAGCTCTATGTAAGAATGATTTTCCCCCATCAGCTCTCGGATCTTATCTCGTGTAATATCCGGCTTTTGGGAATGGGCACGCAGCGGTGCAAAAATGAGTTGGCTTACGCTGTTGCTTGCCCTGTGGAGCTTACCCTTAGTAGCTATAAGGCAAGGCTCCGTGTTACCCCTGGTCCAACGCCCAAGGCCGAAAAAGTAGCCATTGCCACTGCGGTTTTGTTTTACCCACTGAAAGCCGATGCTTCTATACTTAAAACCCCATGCCTCAATTACTTGCAATGCCTCTTTGAGCTTTGGGTAAGTTGCCCAAAGGAAAAGCACGCAGTTATCAGCCGCCAGATCCTGCACCGGCAGGCTACATATATCCTCAATACGCATTGTGGGGTAATGGTCGGCAGCAGTGCCTTCGCATCGCTCGTCCTGATATTTCCATGGCGGATCTGCGTATATAACGCTGTATTTTTTATTTGGAAAAGGTATCATTGTTTGCCTCCTTGTTTTTAGTGTTCAACGCCTATGTAGTCGGGCACCTCTCAACAAAACCAGTCGTTAGCAAGCTCGAGAGCCTCCTCTTTAGCCTCTTTTTTTGCTTTGGCAGTTTCGCCCTCCACCGAGTTAATAACCGCTTTTGCTAAAAATTCCATACGGCGGCGCAAGCCCTCGATTTCTTTCGAGGCTCGGTTGTCGTACTCGTCTTTGCTTTTTCGGAATTGCAAAAACTCCTCAAAGAGTCCCTCGGTCATTTCTACCGTAATTTTCATATTGCCAGGGTAAGGAATAGATACAGAGCCGTCTTTTTCGATTTTAATACTTTCCATATTTACCTCTTAAATGTTATCTCGCGGAGGTCGATATTTCCCGCCGCGAGGAGCTTGTTATAAACTTGTCGCAACTCATTTATAAAGAATTGCGAGCGGTATATGGAGCAGCCGTCCTCGCCAAGATAGCGCAAAAATTCGTTTTTCGCCCTTGTGGGAGGTGTGAGTGCCGCTATAATCGGCTCGCCCTCGGATAAGCAAAGACGGAGGCAATGAGCAAGGGTTTTTCCCGTTTTTCTATAGCCGCTTACATAGTAATTGTAGGGTTTATTGTAGAAAATAAATGCTTTTTGCCAATCGTAGAGCTTTAACCCGAGAGCTTGCTCTACTTTTCGTATTGTGCGCTCTCTGCGCCGTTCTGCTACGTCGCGGAGTTCCTTAACCTCTTTAGCAAGAGCGTTATAACCTGGGTGCTCTATTAAGTCCTCAAGGATAACTGCGCCCTCGTCGGTACCCATATAAACAATCTCGCCTATAATGTCGGTGCCTGAGTTTCTTATTTTTGTAATTGCGACGGCGGTTTTATCGGTGCCGTCGCTCGTGTATGTTAAAATGTGTTTTTCCATATTGCCGCCTCCATACGCGCCTATCGGCGCAGATTACTTAAAGATTTTGTGATTGAACAGACAAGCGGGGGCTACGCAGCTAATGATGCTCGAAAAGCTGGTGTCCACTGTGCCGTTAGAACTGACGGCTCGCATGAGAGAGGATCCCGTAGTGCAGGTCCAGGGCGTAAGAGTACTCCACCGACTCTTAAAGCGCGGCACAGACTCTCTGTATTTGCGGTAAAGGTCGCACGAGAGGAGGAAAACGTAATCCTCGGCGGTGCCGTAGTCTTTCATACCATCGTCAGCAGTCAAGTCCGATACAAACGGGAGAAGGTCGCCGCGGTTGAACTGTTCAAGATACTCTCCGTTAAGATGTTTACGAAGCGAGGAGGTGCGCCAGTCGTTTTTACGGCTTTCGTCAAACGGCATTCTCTGCAAAAGCAACTCCGAAACAATGGCAAGCACGCCGCCCTGCTCCTCTCCGAGAGCGGTAAACTTAACGCCGTTATACTCGAATTGCTCGCCGGGTTTCGGGATTTTGATTTTATCTTTTTCCGCTCCTGCTGCGGAGTCGGCCTCGGTGTAGTCCTCTTCGATTTCCTCGGGCGTTAATTTCCCGGCGAAAGCAAGAGCTAAAATTGCATTTGCTCTCTTTTGGTTTTCTTCTGCTTTTGCGCTTGTGGTTATGTCGTAGCAAAGTGATTCAATAGCGTGTAAAATATTGTCGTTCATGACTTTTCCTCTTTTCTTGAATGTTTTTATTCTTCGTCGGTAGTGTATTGCAAAATCTCTTTAAGCAGCTCTTTTATAAACTTTTCGTCTCCGAAACTCGGAAGCACGACACCGCACAATATGAGCCCGCTTTTAATTGCGAAATACAGCATTCCGTCTTCTCTTGTTCTTTCGTATATCTCATATCCTGTTTCTATATCAGCGAATGGCTCCAAATATCGCGTGTTTATGTACTTAATCCCTTGCGATGTCTTTAACGGTTCGAGCTCGATTCCGTTTAAACAAATCGATATTTTACTTCTTTCGAGCAAATTTTCGGTGGGGTCGATGTCTTTTACATTTACATCGAGCGACTGAGAAAGTGCGCGTATTTCGAAAAGAAATTTAGATGCTTTTTCCTCCGGAATGTCGAACATTGTAAATATGCTTTCTTTGGTTAATTCCGGAAGATTAAACATAGGGTAAAGAGCCGTTCCGTCTCTCAAAAACTGTATATCATCTGGTCCATGATAGAGTATTATCGTTTTGTTTCGTTTTAGAATTTGCTCTATTTTCTTTAATTTCATTTTTTTGTACTCCTTAATTCATTATTACCGCCGCGGCGATAAAAACGATAAAGTTTATTATGGCTTTAATTGCGACAGCTAAAAACACAACGGCCGATATAATCAAAAAAATTGCTATAACGTAATATAAAATCTTATCCATGGCGTTCTCCTACCGGGATGATCCCGAGAATTACATAACCTTCTTTGCAATATTCAGGGTCGTCCAATAGATATGTAACCCTTACTATGAGAATATGGCCGTTGTATGTTCCCGCTCCGCTGTCATATTCATTCAAAATAAGGATGTCGCCGAGCTTGAACTCTCGGTCTTTTTTTCTTATTTCGAATGTTTTAAGCCCGATTTTAACATCTTCGTAATATTGAGGCTTGATTTTTAATTCGTGTATCATTTTTCCCACCCTTTTTACTTGAGATAATTTTCAATAACGACTTTCGCGGCTTCCCAGCCGTAACATATGGCCGTCATATATCCTTGTTCTTCGAGAGACGAAAGCCATTCTAATTGGTTTTCGGTAGGCTTGTTTTTTCTGGCTTTCATTTCGACAAACAAACCGTGATATCTTTTTTTTGCCACGGGTAAGCAGATGTCCGGGACACCGGCTCTTAGCCCTTCCGAACGCATACGTGCTCCGGTATAGACGCTTCTTTTCCCCTCATTCGGGACGTGGAACAGCAATTTAAGCTCGGGATATTTGCAACAAGCCCATTGTGCCCACCGAAAAAGGCATATCTGCTCTTCGCTCTCACTCATTGTTTTTGAGCCCTCTCCTGAAATTATCATTTTTTATACCTCCGAAATTTTGTTAATCTTTGCTACTCATACACCCCCCAATCGTCGAGCGTCCACGGCGGCATTTCTTCTGTCGCCCGATACATAATCACCGATATGTACCAATGCCCGTTATATGGGTTTTTCCGAGCGAAACAACGCTCGAATCGGTAGCCTTTGTATTTCCGCTCCCAAAACTCCGCGTCATTTACTCGCTCTTTCGCCCATTTCTCAAGCTGGCGATTTGACGTTCTGCCGTCTCGCCTCGACGGATCCGGCACTCGCGGCGGGGTCATATTCCGCGAGCATATGTACTTTTTCTTCCCTGCTTCGGGCGTGCTTTTAAGCATATATTTTGCCGCCGTTTCCGGGCCGAACCGCTCCGGCTGATAATTGTTAACGTTAACTCGAACGCCCTTATCCCACATCCTCTCCATAAGCCTGTCATCCAAGCCGCCGGTGATGAATAAGTGGTAATGATAGTTTGTCCGCCCTTTTAGTATTCCCGTCTTATATGTGACCTCTTCAATCGTGTACGCATATTTGAACGGACGGGACAGAACGTTGATTTTTTCATCAAGCTCTTTTCGCTGTTCTTTCAGCTCTTTCCGCTCCGGGAGCACCGATAATGCAAGCTTCGCTTTTTTTAACTCTTTTTTTCGCCGTCGCTGAACCCGCGCTCGGTAATTCGCTAATATTTTTTTTGCTTCCTCTCTGCTTTTGGGGGCCGAAAGCGGCGTAAACGTCGGATGCATAAAATAATCTTTTTCATCGAAATTTGCGTTAACAATCCGGCAGAATTCCCGCACGGCTTTGTTTCGGTTATATTTCTCTTGCTCGGCCGTAGAGGGCTTTGTTTTCGGTTTTCGCGATGGCATTCGCCGACCGTCCGAAAAAACCGGGTAGAAATCCACGTCAAGGAGCTTGCCCGAGTAGGTTCGCTTCTCTCTGTTCATGGCCGCCCGCCTTCCGTGGCGCTGTATAGGTTCGCAGCGGCGTTGTTGATTTCGAAAACGGAGTTATAAAGAGCCGTGCGCAGGTACTGCTTCGGATTCCGTATTCGATACGGCACTTCGTTGTAATGCTCAAGCACGTATATGATGTGCTCGTTTTCGATTTTCGAGAAAACAGCCTGAACATCTCCGGCCGGGCGTATAACCCCTCCGACCTTGAGCGCGTCATTTTGCCGAAGCCTCATAACCTCGGCTATGATAACCGCAAGCTCTTCAGCTTGTAATAGAAGCTTAACAGGGACACTGTCTATTTCAATTTGGGCTTTGATTTTTCCGAGCGTGTCATCAAATGACTGATTGACTGACTGATTATTAAAAAACAAAGTATTTGTCACTTCCTTTTCTTTTGCATTGTAGCCGTTTGCGTCTTCTTTTTGTCCGAAAAGATACGATACAATACAAGGCCGCCAAACGCCCAAACGGACGTTTTGAAAATTTGACAAATACCGAATTTCTTGATATACTATTTATACATGATTTTGCTTCGGTATTTACCGGGCGGCCGTCTTGCGTTGCTGCGCAGGGCGGCTATTTTTTTGTGTTTTTTTCTAAATTCAACATGAATTCTTCATCTAAGCCGTAGAGGGACGCTACAAGCTCAACCGGCAGCCGCTCTCTGATATGTTGCGGCACATTGACTTTCGGGGCTTTTGTTCCGAATCTTTTTTCGAGCAGCGGAATAACCGCCGTCTCAAATTCGAGCCTTTCTATGTCGTTGCAAGGGCACCATGTCGGAAGCCCGAGCTTATCTCTGAAGCGTATAAACAGCTTTGCGACATATGGATTCCTTATGTTCACTCGGTAGCCGTATTTGCTTTCAAAAAGGAACGGACGCAGTTCTTCTTCATTCACCACGGCTTAACCTCTCGTCTCTTCGGCTTGTATGTGTCGCAATGCTCGTTTGTCGCGTTTCTGTCTCGCGGCTTGCCTTGGTCGGCGAGGCTTACGCACTTTTGTATTTGCATGCATTGATTCGGCTTGTATAGGAATGCGCAAGTTTGGCAAATGCTGTACGGGAAATTCGGGTCGGGAATATACTCTTTCTTTTCCGGATTCTCATTGTGCCGAGCAATGATTCTGCGGTTTTTTGTTCTTTTATTCGAAATCATTTTTTCAGCTCCTCGCGGCAAATCATTTTAAACAAGTCGCAAGCCGATATTCCCTGACGCTTGCACGCGCGATATATTTCGCGGCAGTCGGTTTCAAATTTAATAAATTTGTCTTCGTGATAATAAGCGGCTATCAACGCCGCAATGCCTAACGCTTCAAGTGTTGTGCTGATAATCATTTTAAATCTCCTTTAGTTCATAAAGAAATCGCGCAGACTGTCTCTGCTTACTCGCCACATATTGCCGAGCTTTTTTCCTTTGATTTCCCCGTTTTTACAAAGCTTTATCGCCGTATTCTCTGAGCACTGCAAAAGGCAGCATACCGTTTCAATGTCTAAAAGCACGGGTAAGCTTTCCCACGAGGTTATTTTTTTTGTAAAAATTTTAACTGACATATCGTGTCATTTTCCTTTCATACGGGTAGTCCAACTTTGTGGTGGATAGGCGTCTCAGGACGCCCGGCAAGGCGAAGAAACGTTCGACGGCGTGAAGTGTGCTGCGGGCCAGCGAATCGGCCCGGTGTTTTGGAATCGCTTTCGGCTTAACCGCCACGGCGTTTCCCGACGTGATCGTCAATGTCTGCATAGTCAAGCCCCCTTATGCTGATTTATTTCGAAAGATATTCGGGTCAATGTTAAGCGCGTTGCAGATCAACAAGAATTCGTCAGCAAGAATTCGGCGGCTTCCGTTCAACATTTTAGAAACGGCATCGGGGGTAAGCCCCGTTTTTTGCGCGATATAAACTTGCTTGATTCCGTTTTCGCTGACGTAGACGCTCAAACGCTCATTGATACTCATATTTTCAACCTCCTAAATCTACGTTTTTTAGACTGTGTTTTTATTGTAGTCTATGTTTTTGAGATTGTCAAGTGTTTTTCGCAACATTTTTCTACGTTTTTTAGATTTTCATATTGACACTTGCTATTTCTTTAGGTATAATAGGAACATATTTAAAACCAATATAAAAATATGGGGTGTGTAGAATGTCGCGTGAATCAATAGCAAAAGCGTTAAAACGTTTAAGAGAACAAAGCGGATTGACCGCCGATCAAGTCGGCACTATGGTAGGTAAAAGCGGAAAAACGGTCAATGCGTGGGAAAATAACCGCGGTCAACCTGACGCCGAAATCTTAATGCAATTATGCGATATATATAATGTAGGTGATATTCTTGCGGAATTCCGCGACGAATCTTCCGAAGCGCCGTTCGCGCTTTCCGAAAAGGAAAAGGCGGGTGTTCTCGCGTATCGCGCGCGGCCTGATATGCAAGGCGCGGTCGATACTCTTTTAGGGGTTCAGGCGGGCGCGAACATTGCCGCCGACGCCGCTTCCGTTGTTGCGGAAGGGGAAAAGATTTTCGGTGCAGTACATACCGAATCAAAATAACGTTTGTTTTGCCCGCTCCCAGCGGGAACGTATATATTTTTACGATCTATTACACATAAAGGGGATTCCACTATGAAAAAGGGAAAGAAATTTATAATCGGTATTGTTTTAATCACGATCGGCGTTGTCGGTCTTTTCGGCTTGTTTGGAAATACAGATGATAAAGCGGCGCTGGCTGGTGGTAGCGTCCTTTTAATTGCTGGCGGCGCGGCGCTTGTTTATCTTGATAAAAAGAACCCAGCGCCCGCCACAAAAAATACTGTGTCCGCTCCTGCTCCTGCGATCGTTCCCGCCGCGAATGTTGCGCCCACTCCTGCGGCCGAAAAGAAAAGCGTTCCGGACGGCGAAAAGAACTACAATTTATTTGAAGACGTTACAGACGGTGCGGCGCTTTGCTATGAATATGAAGAATCTTTGTGTTTGTTTGACGGGGCGTTCGACCATATCCCCGGTAACGGTGGAAAGGCGCTGACGTTCAAGCAAGAACCCGAAAACCCCCACGACGAAAAAGCGGTCGCCGTGTATCTTAACGGGGCAAAAATCGGATATATCTATCGCGGAACGGTTCAAGATATGTTCAACGATTACACAAAGCGCGGCTGGCGTGTGTCCGGTTATCTCAACAAATATTCGGTCAGCAATAATAAAGCCACATACAAGATCGGCTTTTATAAGCCGCTCGATATATTCGAATCGAAGCGTTTTTCCCTCTCGAAAATCAAAAAGAAAATTGATGAATATACAACGCGTGAAGATAATTTGTTAAATTGCGACGAAGGCGACGTGCTAACTATCGAATACGAAGACGCCGACGATTGCTTCGTCGTTTTTAATGACATTTACGAAGAAGTTGGCGAATTGCCGAAGTCTGCCGCAAACTTCATAAACGAAAACGAGCATAAAAAGATCGTTGGTATTCTCGACGCTTGCGGCGAAAATGACGACGGAAAAACAAAAGCGCAAATTACGGTGTATCTTGTAAAATAAAAAGCCGCTCGACGAATCGAACGGCTGAGCGACTGTTACAACTTATGAGCGAGCGAAATTTAAAGCAAGTGGATATATTAAGGTTAGCCGCTCCGTACTGCAAAAAAACAATATTAAATTAAACAGAAACGATTTGAGCCAATATGTAAATGGCAAAGTCGAACCGCGCAAATCTAAGCTTTACATACTGGGTCAAGCACTTAAAGTTAACGAAGCATGGCTTATGGGATATGATGTACCGCAAAGCGAAATAGATACTGCAAATTCATTAACTGAACAAGAAAAAGCCCTCCTCGCTTTTTACAGAACGGCAAGCGAAGAGGGTAAACAAGAGATTATTCAATTTGTAAATCAAAAAACAAACGGAAGTGATTAAATATGCCGAAGAAAACAAACACCCGCCGCGCCGACGGCCGAATAGTCGTTCAAGTTTACGTCGGCAGCGTTGACGGCAAACGCAAATATAAATCGGTTTACGGCAAAACTCAAAAAGAAGCCGACCAAAAGGCGGCGGAGCTTCGCGCACAGCTGCATCGCGGCGTTGATTTGATTTCCGAAAATCGCACTTTTGCTTTTTGGGCAAACCGATTTTTAATTTCGAAAAAAAACACCGTATCTGTCGGCTGGTATATGGGCATCGAACAGAGGCTCGGTCACTTCGTGCGACGTTTCGGTGCGGCTGATATTTCAAAAATTCGACTTTGTGACGTCCAAGCCGTCCTTGATGAGTTCGCAATCTGTAATCCATATTCGGGGCAGCCCTCCTCACACAAAACGTTAATCGAATATACATCTATTATCAAGCAGTTTTTTAAATACTGCGCTGCAAACAGAATTATCGACCGCTCACCGGTTGACGAGCTTTTATCCGTTCCGGCGGGCACCCCTTCAAAGAGCCGCTCCGCACTTACCGCCGAACAGCGGGCATGGATTCTTGACACACCACATCGAGCACAACCGGCGGCAATGATAATGTTATTTGCAGGGCTTCGCCGCGGGGAGCTTACCGCGCTTCTTTGGTCGGATGTGAATTTCGACAACAACACTCTTTCAATTACAAAAAGCTACTGTTGGCGAACAAAAACGATTAAATCAACAAAAACCGTTGCCGGAAATCGTGTTGTTGCAATTCCGACCATTCTTTCCGATTATATGCGGCAAATGCCTAAATCATCAACGCTTGTTTTCCCAAATACCGCCGGCGGTTATATGACAAATACAGCTTGGGATAAGCTCTGGCACAGTTATATGTCATGCCTCAACAAAAAATACGGATCATTTATCGGCACAGCTGCCGACCGGAGAAAAACGCTGCCTTTGACGATAGACACGTTCACGCCGCATTGCCTCCGCCATACTTACGCAACAATGCTATACGATGCCGGCGTAGACGTGTTAACCGCAAAAGAATTACTCGGGCATTCCGACATCAAAACCACTCTTTCAATTTACACTCATCTTTCAAAAGAAAAGGAATCAAGCGATATTGATAAATTCAACAAGTTTTTGCAGTTGACTGCAAAACCGGCTTCGGATATCCGCTCCGCTTTTTGACTTTTCCGCTCCGAAAATCTTCGCTGAAATACGGGCGAGATATGGGGCGAATATGGGGCGAGCTTTGAAATAAAAATAAAAATGCAAGTCAAATGCAAGTCAGCATTCCGCAAAAACGTTGATGTATCAACGATTTTTACGTATACAGCAGCAGGTTCAAGTCCTGCTACCCGCACCACGTCGGAGCAAAGATCGCTTTGCTCCGT